AACATAGGTGAGGATGGAACGTTAACATATCAAAGCATTACTGGAGCAACAGCAAACAGTACAGTTAATCCATATGAACGTTTCAAAATTGATGGTTCTACAGGCAATGTTGGAATTGGAACGACTAGTCCACAAGCTTTGCTCGATGTCACAGCAGATAGTAACGCAGATACTGGTACAGTAACCACACCTGTTGTTATTCGCATAACCGACACAAATAACGGAGGAGGTACTACAGACACAACGAATCCTTATGCCGCTTTACAATTTTATAGTCAAGATGTCTCAAATGAAGGTCCGACTGTCCATGCTCAAGTCGGTGTAATTTACGATGATGTGTATGCCGCAGGTAGTCACTTAAACTTTTCCACTTGGAATGCGGGTACTGCTTCTGCGATAGAACGTATGCGTATAACCAGCACTGGAAACATTGGCATAGGAACTGATTCGCCAACCAACGGCAACCTACAAATTGGTGATACTAATACACCGTTTAATATTGCACTAGCAAGTGCTAGGGCAAAGTTTGGTTATTCAGGTAATAATGCCATTGTGCAAGGCGGTACAGCAAAAGGAATAGCTTTCTGTGTCAACCATAATACTTTGGGTTCAGGAGAGGCTGGACGCTTCGATTCCTCGGGTAGGCTGTTGGTGGGAACTACTTTTGATGGTGGTGATGGTATAAGCTTAAGACCAAGAGCATCAGGTACTAGTACAACTTCTCAAATACGATTTAATCGTGCAGACACTACCAATTCAGGCATAGCTTTATTGTTTATGAATAACACACAGGCAGTAGGTCAGATTTCGCATACAAACACAGCAACAACCTACGCTACATCATCAGATGCAAGATTAAAAGACGTTACAGGCGAAGCTCGTGGTTTAGAGGTTATTACCAAACTAAACCCAGTAGCGTATAATTGGAAAGCAGACGGTAAAGCAGACGAAGGTCTTATAGCTCAAGAAGTTAAAGAGCTAGTACCAAATGCAGTAACAGGTTCTGAAGATGAGCATTATCAAATGGATTACAGTAAACTTGTAACACATCTTGTTAAAGCTGTTCAAGAACTTGAACAACAAACAATAGAACTTAAAAAAGAAATTGCTAACTTAAAAGGAGAATAACATGGCAAATACATACAATTGGGATTGCAAAACAGTTGACGTTTATCCCACATACGAAGAACACAGTGACACAGTTTACAATGTGCATTGGAGATTAAACGCTGAGAGCAGCGAGACACACGAAGTAGATGGTCAAGAAGTACCATATACAGCTAGTGTTTATGGCACTCAGTCTTTATCACTTGATGATATTGGTACAGACTTTGTACCTTTTGCAGACTTAACCAATGCAGTAGTTACTGGTTGGGTTGAGGGCATCATGGGTGAAGAGGAAGTAGCAAACTTAAAGTCTGCTTTAGATGCTAAGATATCTGAAGAGATAACACCTACGACTGAAACAAAAACTATAGGCGAGTAGATGTGTACTTTTGTACAATTAATTATTGTAATAGGTGTATCTTTATTTATAATAAATAATAAGAAGCCTGAATGGGTAACTTACATAAAAAATAAAATACTTGGAGAGTAATATGAGTGAAGAGAAAAATACAATCATTAATTTTAATGGTAGAGAATATACAGCAGAAGACCTAAACGAAGAGCAAATGGGTTTAGCTGTTGAGTTAAACGTAGCTGGAAGAGAACTAGCTGAGCTACAAAGAAGCTACAACTTATACAATATGATTAATAATCATAAGAATATATTAATTGAAGCTTTTGATAAAACTCTACCTAAAGAGGAAGTAATAGAGGAAGAATAATGGCTGAACGTAAGACTACACAACAGCTTCATACACAGCTTTTAGTGCATGAAAAAGAATGTAGCGAAAGATGGAAGACTATCTACCGAAAAACAGATGATTTGCAAAACTCAGTCAATAGCACAAAGGCTTGGTTGGTTGGTGGTCTTACTACAATAGTAGTTGCATTATTTACCTTAATAGTAAAAGGCTTATTTTGAGCATTACCAAAATTGCTGAAGTAGCAAATAACGTCTTGGATAAATTTGTTCAGGATAAAGATTTAAAAGAACAATTATCACATGACTTACAAAAAGAACTTATATCACTGGATAAAGCACAAATTAGTCTTAATGCTGAAGAAGCGAAGAACGGGAACTGGTTTGTATCGTCATGGAGACCCTGCATTGGATATGTTTGTGGGTTTAGCCTTTGCACTCATTACATTATCCTGCCTATCGCAACTTGGATAGCTGTAGTCAATGGGGCAGATTTAAAACTTGAAGCTCTTGAGTTTGATTTTTCACAATTAACAACCATTCTTTTGTCTTTACTAGGCATGAGTTCGCTAAGGACAGCAGAGAAGTTTAGAGGAGTTCATAGCAAATAATATGTACGATAAAGTAAAAGAAATGCTTATAAGGCATGAGGGTGTTATGTGTACCCTTTATAAATGCAGCGAATCGCGGTGGACAATAGGTGCAGGAAGAAATTTGGAAGACAGAGGTATCACAGAAGAAGAAGCGATGTATTTGCTTGATAATGATATCAAAAGAGTTATGAATCAATTAGATGAATACTGGACTGTTTGGCGTAGCTTTCCTGAAAAAGGACAAATGGTTTGCCTTGATATGTGCTTCCAAATGGGCATACAGGGGTTCATGGGTTTTAGAAGGACAAGAGCCTTAATGGAAATGGGTATGTGGTTAGAAGCATCAGAAGAGTTGCTAGACAGCAAATATGCTATACAAACTCCAAACAGGGCAAATTACAATTCAAGACAACTTGCACTATGTGTTAAAGATGCCAAAAAAAACATCGGAAGAGCATCAAGGTAATTCAAGGCTTGGTGCTTTGGGTGAATCCCTAGTACAAACATTCCTACTGGAATATGCAGACTTTGTTTATCCAACCCAAGACAAACATCCTGCTGATATCCTACTTGAGACAAATGGTCGAAAATATACAGTACAAGTCAAAACAAGAAGAGAGTCTAAGCAAGGCAAATATACTTTTGCATCAGACACATCAAGGTCAATGTCAGAGGTTTATAAGAACTACCATTGTGATATTCTTGCTTTTGTTTTCTACAGCCAAGAACATAAGCGAATTATCTTCAAGCCAAATACTACTTCGCAAACATACTTTACCTTTGATAAAAAGATAATAACCCCAACCCTAGAAATAGACTCTTTACAAGAAACTTTAGATGCACTTAGCCAAGTGCCAGTTCTTAATCCTTTAAAATAATACTTGCTATTTATATATTCCTAGTTTAATATTTATATATTAATTAAATAAGGAGTTAGTATGGAAACAAACGAAGTAATATTTAACATAGTTGGTGCTGGGCAAATTTGCCTACCAAAAAGAGAAATTAGAGGTTATTACAAAGACTTTTTAACTGGTGAAACAAAAGTGCAAGTTGGCGAGTCTGAACATAAGGTCAGAGAGTCTTTGACAGAGATCGCATACCTTATGGGTGTAGTGCAATGATAGAAGAGCTAAAAGCATACCAACCTAAGCAACGTGGCAAGGCTTGGGTTTGCGATGATATACCTAATAAGGAATATCACAAAGGTGTAGGTATAAGCAGTAGTTTTATTAGAAGGTTTGGTGAATCGCAATTACATGCACTAGAACATAAGCAAGAGACTACACCAGCAATGAAGTTTGGAACTGCAGCACATTCATTGCTTGTAGAAGGGCAAGAAGCTTTTGATAAGGAAGTGGTTGTTATTACTGGTAGTCCATATACTAAAGCAAATAAAGAACTCAAAGAAGAGTACGAGAAAAGGGGTTTAACTGTAATAAAACAAGCAGATGTAGAGTTGATACATGGCATGAAGGAAAAGATGATTTATGAAGGCAATGCTTATCTTGATGCTAAGGGTAAAGTGCCTGAGTCTAGTTTTTACTGGTATGAAGATGATGTGCTATGTAAGTGCAGACCTGACTTAATATGTCCACCTTTAGATAATCCAAATAGCACAGATGAAATAGTTATAGTTGACTACAAGACCACTCAATCAGTTGAGCCTTATGCCTTTGCAATGTCAGTTAAGAAGTTTAGATATGACTTACAAGCAGCATTTTATAGGCGTGGTATGGAAGCAGCTGGGTATAAAGTAGATTCATTTGTGTTTGTAGCACAAGAAAAAACATATCCTTATGCATCTAAAGTATTTGTAATGACTAAAGAACAGATGGATTTTGGTTGGTCAATTATGCAAACTTACTTGGAGAACTATAAGGAATACCAAAAGGGCAAAACTCTAAGTGTTTACAATAGTCCTAATGTTGTTGAGTTGGTGTTGTGAGTAAGGGCAAAAAAGATAAGAGAGTATTTAGAAGTATGGAGAGTTTATCCTTTGCCCTTAACAACAGTATAGGGTTTTTAGCAGGTAATGTGATAAAGTCTTTGCTTTATTACACAATTAATTTTAATATAAATATGGAGAGTAAATAAATGGACGAAATAATTAAAAAGGCACTTTGGATTCCTGAAGAGCTGCACAAAGATATAAAAATCTTTGCAATACAAAATAGCTTAACAATAGAACAAGCAAGTCAGATGCTAATTAAACTTGGTGTTGTTGCTTACACACATGCACAAAAAGATGATGCATAAAATAGACAGAAGAAAAGTGCCTACACATTTAAGGCATCTAACTGACAAGCAGTTGAAATTGTTAATGGAATTATTTAAACAGAGGTTTTAAGACATGCCAGTAAATAGCAGAGCAAAGGGTGCAGCATTTGAAAGGGTTATTTGTAAGAAGATAAACACTTATCTTGCATCTAAAGGTAGCAGTGAGACTGTTAAGAGAAACCTAGATCAGTATCAAACAAAAGGCATGGCTGATATTTACTGGGGTAACCTAGCAATT